CTTGTGCGTGTATCGCACGGGTCGCAGATTCATGACTCGTGCGAGCTGGTTCTCCAGAGGAGCAACATTCTCTTTGAGCCGATAGTCCGATAGGGTGTTGTACTGAACGCCGCCGCTGCCGTCATCGACAATCAGGCCGTGGGCGTTGCTGTTTTGGCCGTCGAGACAAAAGATCGCGTAGGTGCCATAACCTGACGGACTGCCGACAACCAAGTTGGAGCAGGTCAGTCCTGGAGATACGACGTTGGTGCCGTCGCACACGAACGGCATCATCTGGCCGCCCGGCGGGACTCCATTCAGATTTGGAAGAGTGACGCGCAGCGTGGCGCCGCTTCCCGTCGTCAAAACCAGGTCGTGGCTGGTTTGATTGTTCCAAGCCCAGCCTACTTTGGGAACGGTCGGTAACGTAACGGTAGAGAGTGCGCCGGGTTGGCCGGTGAATTCATAGACCGCGTTGCGGGCCTGGTCGGCCGCACCATTCGCTGTCGTCAGCGTGTAAGTCGTGATGCCGGCCATGTTGATCGAAGCGATGCCAGTCACGCCGGCTTCGATCAGCGAGTCATTGGTATTGAGAATTGTGCCCCATTGGTTCTTGACGACCGGATCGCCCGGCGTCGGCTGCGAAAGCCGCAGGGATGGCGTGAAGGTGCCCATGCGTCAGTTCGCCGCCGAGGTGCCGGTGGCCGGCGCGCCATTGGCTGTCGTGGTCGGGCGGTACTTCTTGCGCATCTCCTCGCCCGCCGCGACGCGCTTCTGGCCGTCGTAGATCATCTCCCAGGACAAGGCCATCTTGGGATCATCCGCCTGCGAGCCGAAATTCTTCTGGTAGCCCGCCATAAAAATGCACGTCGCTGCCAGGAACAGGTCGGGCCATGTTGCGGTCAGGATTGTAGACGTGTTGGTCGAGGACAGCGGCGCTGGGTGCGTCACGCCGTAGAACTCGACCTGATAGTTTGCATCCGGCGTCGGGCCGGTTACGAACGTCGTATCGTTGATCTGCGATGCGTAGACGGGCGGCCCGTTGCTTGAGGTTCCGCCAGCCGGATACTGAGAGTTTATGAACGATAGCGTCGCACGACTGAGCTGCGTCCGGCTCGAACCGTTTTGATCTGGCGCGCTGCCGGCCGGTGTGATGAGATTCATCTCTTCGACCACAATGATGCTGGCCGGCTTTGTGATCGTGCGCTGCGCCGCCACACATGTCGCGGTCGCGCTGGAGCGCTGCGCCAGTAAGTCGAGATCAGGATCGCGATAAATCCGCAACTCGCCGTACTCGATAGCCCTCGGCAGCACGAGATTCACGAATGCATCGACGAACGGATTGGCGGCCGTCGCCGAACTGATCTGAAGCTTGAAGATGCTCCCGATCGCGTTCACCCAGTCGGAGTAGATCACCTAAATGACGCTCCAATCTGAGCCGGTGCCGACATAGCTGAGCACGCTGAATCCATAGTTGGTCGAGATCACAAGGCTAGCAGCGCCGTCGATCGTGTTCGCTCCAGGATTAAGGGTGATGTGATTGGTCCCCGCTGCGCCGCTCAGGTCTTTGACGATGATCTTTTTGCCGATAGGGACATTGGAAAGCGCGGGAAGGTTTATGGTTACGGCCCCGGCGCGGTTTACCCAGATGATCTCTTCGTCTATGAAGGGGTCGGCCACGTAGCTGGACGCCGTGACCGTGGTTACGTGCGGAAGCTCATTCTTCGCCAGCACGTTGTTGGGCGAATTGGTCGTCACCCCGCCGTCGCCAGACACCACCTTATAGAGCGGCCATGCCGGATAAGATGCGAAATCATAGCTGGCGATATACGCGGACTGGACAATCGTAACATCGAGCGTCCGGGTTTGGGCGGCCGGCGTGTTGTTCACATAGACTGGCGGCACGACTGTCGCGGCGAAGTACCCATCGCGATCGTCGATCAGAATGCCGCGGATTGAAGCAGCCGAGCCCTGCAAACTCCCGGTGACATCGAGCCGGACGTGATACCGGGTAGTCTGGAAATTCTGCCGATAGATATTGTTGAGGATCTGCAGGCCCTCACAGGACCGAACCAGGATGTCCACATACGATGCCGGCGGGCTGCCTGGGTTCTGGCAATACATCTCGTTGTTGGTAATCCAGCCATATTTGATGCCGTCGATAATTAGTCCAATGTTGTTTGAATTGAAGTGGCAATGGATGATATGGAAATCCGGCTCATTGCTGCCGGCATTGTACGCCACAATGGCGCCGGTATCGCAGGCCACGGCCTGGCACCCGTACATCCGGCCGCCCTGCTGGACATCACCGACATGGCTGTATCCCAGAGCGCTACCGCCCGTGCCGCGCACATGCACGTCGCAGTAGGAAATCGCCGAGTTATAGCAGTAGTCGAACTGAATGCCGATCGCCATCTTGTGCGTCGCTGCCGAACCTTGATCGACAAACACGTTCTGGATAAACGGCCGCGATACGCCGCTTAGCGCAAGCCCAACATCGAAGCAGGCGTCGGTGGCATCGTTGATCGATCCGATGAACAGATGCTTGATGGTGGCAAGGCGACGAGTCTGCGAAGCATTCTTGTTCCCCGTGAAGCCTAGCGCCGTCCCGGAGTTCTGCTGCCCGGCCAGAAAGCACATCTGGTCAACTAGCAGCACCGCAAGGTTGGTCGATGAGGTGAGGATGATGCCGCCAGCGCTGTTGTTGACGACAATCGTCGAGCCTTCCATCGCGCCGGTAATCATTAGCTTGAGGCCGCTCGGCATCGCGCCCGTCACGGCTTGGTCGAACAGGTATTGGCCTTGCGGAACCTGAATCCATATGTTGGCAGGCGCGGCGATGATCGCGGTGTTGACCGCAGTCTGGAAAGCGCACCAATCGATCTGGTTCGTCAGAGCGTTGGCGCAGGGAAAGATTTGCTGCCACTGCGCGACGGACCAGCCGCCGGTATTGAACTTTCCAATGGCTGTTGTGATCGAGCCGATGGAACTAAGCGTGTGGCTTGTGCCGTCGCCTACCGCGCCGAAGTCTTTGATGTTGAGCGTATCGCTCAACCGCTGCTGCACAGTGCGCGCAATGCTGAGCGGCCACAGCGCCGCTACCGGGGCGGTGGGCACGAAGGCCGGCAGATTGTTGAAGTTGTTGTTGACCTTGCCGAACGCAGCCGGAAGCGAGTCCGCAGTCGGATCGCTCGCGTATGTTCCGATATTGATGCTCTGAATGCCGCTCATGTCTTTCTGACCGGCAGAAAATCCGGCGTGCCATCGCTCGCGTGCCCCGCCGGATCGGAGACCAGATTCTCCTGGCTCGCTAGGTGCGCCCGCATGGTCGGCGGCAGCATCGAGATCAGGAATCCGCCGATCGACACGACCTGCGGTTCCGCAGCCGTATACGGATAGGCTGGCGCCGGATCGTGATACTTCGGAGGCCGCGGATCCTTCAGCGGGACCGGATCGGGCGGCAGGAGGATGGTGCGAAGCTGCTCGTTGGGCTTGTCCAGGCACTCGCGGCACACACGAAAGCCGGTGCGCTTGATCGCTGTGCCCATCCATTCAACTTGGTATGCCAGCTTCTCAAGCTGGAAGTAGTGGCCGCACGTATCGCATTCGCCCCAGCCGCGCGGGTTCGCTGGATCGATATCGACATAAGCCCGATAGTTCAGATAGCTCACGTCAGGTGCGCCAATACCGTCCGAGTTCAGGTGTGATGTAGATCGGGACAATCTCCCGATCCTCTATGGCGGCCTCTGCCCAAGCGGCGGCAGCCTGCCGTTGCAGCAGCGCGATCGTCGCCATGCGCTCTTCCGCAGGGCCGGGCGCGAACTTCACGGCGAGCCGCGCCGCCAGTCCGGCGCAACACGCCTCCAGGAACCGCTGCGGCATGTCGGCCCGCGCCGCACCGGCAGAACCCGGCACCGTTACGTCGGCCGTCTCACGCAGGTAGTAGTACGTGACCGTTGCGGTCTGCTCCGGCGTCGGCACGAACGTGATGGTCGGGACGATCGTGCGCGCGAAGAAGTATTGCGTCGGCGGGGCCTGGTTGAACTTGTTTGGATACATCGCGTATTCGCTGCGCCCCAGGGGCCAGAGAATGCGATCGGTCTGGCTTTCACCCGACGTGCCGGGCTGCGTGTACCAGACATCCAGGATAGAAACGATCGGATCGGTCAGCGTGTAGGAGGAGACGCCCTGCTGGAGTGTGATGATATCGCTGTTCTGTTCCCAGAGATTGACGCCGCGGTTAGCCCAGGTCGCCAATTCGAGCTGCAGCGAACGCCGCGCCGACGCCATGTCGTTCTGCGTCGGGAATCCGCCGCCCGCCATGTCGCGGAACCGGCGGCACCGCTCGAACGCCTCGACCATGATAGAGTCGTACGTGAGCGTGAAGTTGAAGGTTTCCCCGGCCGGAGGCGCCCCCGGGACGACATCGCTCATCGCTCATCCTACTTCTGGCCGATGTCGGGGTATTTGGCGTGCACCTTGCGCTTGATCGTTGCCAACTCACCGGCCGACGCGTGTTGCGCGCCGCGGGCAAGCGCATTCCTGGCTCGGTTCTCGGTGTCGATCAGATACGACCCAGCGCCAGCGCCCTTCGGCCCAGTTCCTTTGCCCGGCAGAGCGAAATCCGATTTCGGGAGCGCCTGGCGTTCAGAGGCTGTTATGTGGCCGCCCCGGGCCCGTCGTAAGTCGTCTTCGTCGGCGCTGGTCTTCGGCCCCTTCTCGAACGGCATCTCCTTCACCGTCGCGCCGCTGAGCGGACTCTTCGGTGTCATGCGGCCGCCGCGGGCACGCTTGTCCATGCGGTGCTCAGGCTTCTTGCCGTGCACCGAACCGCCACGCTTGCGGGCGATGATCCCGCCACCGGTGGCGCGCTTGACGGCTCCGCCAGTGGCGCGCTCTTCGCCGCGCTCTTCCTTACGCTCCATCTCGGCACGACCGCCGCCCTTACGTCCCTTCATCGACTTGCTCCTCAGGAGTCGGCGATGCCGGACTGGATCGCCCAAAGCTGCACGGTTCCGGTTCCGGAATTCGTCACCAGCCGGAAAGCAAAGATCGGGTTGTCGTACGTCCCCTCGGCGTTGGCCGACTGGTTCTGCAGGGTCGGATGGTTCCACGCGGTCGGCGGCACATTCGAGCCGGCCTCGACCGTCGTATTCCACGGCGTCGTCATCCAGTTCGGATCGTCATAGGTGTGCTGCACCGTGTAGTTGGCGGTGCCGGTGACGACGGCCGCGAGCTGGATCTCGACCGGCTGGCGGTCCATATCCATGCACCACCAGGTCGAGGAGCCGACGCCGTTCGTCCCTACCGTGACGTTGGCGGCAGTATTGCCCGATGGCGTGACGCTGGTGACCGACCCGAAGTCATTGACGGTCTGAGCTGCCGGCGTGATGTTCGTTCCAGCCAGAGTCTCGCTCAGCGCATTGCCGTAGCGGTCCGTGCCGACGATCGCGAAGGTGATGCCGGAGTCGTTCCCGGCTGAGGTGACGATAACCCGGCGCGCCGCATTCGGCGTGGCAATCGTCGGAGTTTTATTGCTCGCATCCAGATAGGCGATGCCCGATGTGACGAGCGAGCCATTGAGCGTCAGCGCCGTGCCGGCGGTTCCGGCCTGCGATTGCGCTATGCCGTTCGCGACCCCGGCCGCGAACGCCTGCTTGAACGTGATAGGGTTCATGGCGCGGCGCGCCCGCCCGTATCAGGCCGGCGTCGGCCCAAAGGCCGGAACCGTATTCGACACGCGATCGTTGAGCTGCTGCCACAACGTGTAGGCTTGCCGCAGCACCAGCCGGTTGCCCGAGATGGTGATCGTCGAGACGCTGCCGTTGGTCGCGGTGGAGCTGATGCCGGTGCCGGAGCCGCCGATCGCCGAGAGCTGCACAGTGCCTTCCGGGCAGCCCGTGGCCGACGTGGCCGGGCTGGTCAGGTCGGGCTTGACGAAGCCGTTCGCCACCGAAGTGATGAGCGCTCCGGCCCACCAGATCTGCGACAGTTCCGGCACGTCCAGCCGGCGCGGCAACCCGATCACGTCCGAGGTGCCGACCGAATAGGTGAAAGAGGCATCGGTGAAGTTCGGCGTCACCGACGTGATCCACTTCCAGGACTTCAGACCGTAAACGGTCGTGGCCGAGGCGGGCGCGCTGACAATCGCTTCGGTCTGCGCATTGCCGTACACGTCGTAGCCCGCAACCGTAAAGGTGCCCCCGGCGCCGGAAGCGCTGTTACAGACCACTACGAGGCCGCGGCCCAGCATCTGACGCGGGTCGTAGAACAGCCCCGGGCCGCGCGCGTAGGCCGGCATATGGGCATTCGGGACAGGCCATCCGTTCTCGCTCGGGCCGAACACGTTGCCCATGCCGATCGGCACGCTGAGCGCCTGCAGGGGCAGGTTCGGACCAACCGTAATGGTGGTCGCCGTGGGAACGGACTGCACGAGGGTAAAGAGCGGCGTCGTACCGCTCGCGGCGCCGACACCGGCAATGACGATCGGCATCCCGACATAGAAGAGCGTCGAGTCCAGCACCGTGACGGTTGCAGCCGTGCCGCCGGTCGTGGTCGTGCCGTAGCAGAAGCCGAAGTCCAGGCACATCGCCGGCGTGACGGGCGCCGCACCGTTGACCGATCCGGTAAACGGCACCACCGGAATGCCCGGCGTGCGGCCGTAGACCAGGGTTGAGGCCAGCGTCATCGCCGTGCCGCTGACCGTATTCGCGGCGGCTGCCACCAGCGTCGCGCTGTGCGCGGCCGGGACGACGTTCAGTGTCGTGAAGGCGGGCTCGAACAGAGTCTGCGGATAGACGCCCGTGTAGCCGCTGATCCGGTCTTTCAGGTAAGGGTAGCGGCTGTCGGGATAGCCGAAGCCCTCGAACAGCATCGACGGGCCGGAATCCGGGTTGGAACTCGGTTCCGATGTGCCGGCGAACGCCGCCGGCAACGCCTGCAGGTCGCCAGCGACGTAGACCGGGCCTGAGAATTCAGTGAGTGCCATTTAGGCTATAGCTCCGGTCAGGAGGTCGGGTACGAGCCCCAAGCCGCGCGCCAGTCGTCGAAGGATGTCGCAAAGCGTTCATAAGCTTTGACCATCAGGTTGTCGGTCGTGTTATCGACCCACATCGAGGTGGTGAACCCCTCGCGCTGGAGCATGATCAGGCCGCCGATGTCGGACAGCACGAACCACGCGTATGGCGAGGACAGGAAGTCCCAGGCGATGTAGCCGTCCGCCAGATCCTTGTTCTCGAAGATCGCGTTGACATCGTTGTCGGCGGTGCCGGGCCGCAGCGGCGTATCGCAGAGCCGTTTGGCGACGTGGCGCAGCTCGACCGGCACGACCAGCTTGCGGCCCTGTGCGCCGACGAGCAGGCCGGCATTGTCGCGGAACCGGCGGATCTGGTTGTTCGCCAGATTGAGCGTCGATTCGTTGAGCCCGACCTGGAAGGTCGGCGTGTTCGGAACCGTATAGCCGTCAACTGGATGCGCGGTGTTGAACAGCGAAAGCAGGTCGCCACCGATCAGCGGGTTGAACACGTTGCCGAGGTTCAGGATCGAGGCGCACATGATCTCCTTCATCTGGCGGAAGGAGCGCAGCAGCCCGAGGTTCGTCGGATTGAACTGGGTCTTGTAGAGATTGTCGGCGATGGCTTCGTGCGTGAACGAGTATCCGAGCCCGATGCCGACCGGAACGTGCGTGTACGTGAAACGCTGTCCCGCGGCGTTGTCGAACACCGTAGCGGCGCCCTGGACCTTGAGCGACGGCAGCGGCAGGAAGCGCATCGCGACCGACTTCTCGACAGCCATGTCGGAGTCGCCGCGCGCGAAGATCTTGTCCCAGGTGACCGGCATGTCGCGGTATTCGCCGGTAAGTTTGCGGATGCCCGGCAGAAGAAGCTGGGCAATCTGACCCGTTGTGGCGGCCATTGCTCAGCTCCCTCAGATGCCGGTGGTCTGGCGGTACTCGGACGTGTTCAACACGACCTCCACCAGGTTGTTTGCGGTTGGTGCCGAGAATGTCGCCGGGTTGGTCGGATCGAGGCCGTACATGGCCGTTTGCGCGATGCCGACGATCCTGAGCGGGAAGGTTCCGGTGGTGCCCTTGTTGCTGTAGTCGAGCGACGCCCGAGAGATGCCGTTGCTCGGCGTGCTGACCACGATGTCGATGTTGAGGCCGCGATCCGCCTGCACCACAGGGCCGCCGTTGACCTGCATCAGGAAAACCTGCTGCGGACTGTCGAACACGAGGCACGGCACATCGCCGTTCGTCACCTCGGTGCCGTTCCAGTTCATCTGGCCGGCAGTGACGGGGTTCGTGGCGTTGTTGGAGTTGTAGAACGGCAGCGCTATGCCGCCGAAGAACCCCAGGATGTGCGTGCCGCCGTTGGCGTAAAGGCCGATGTAGCCGGCCGATCCGCCCGACTGCGTGATGACCGGATCACCAAATCCGATCGCCGTCGCATAGCCGCTCTTGATCCAGTAGAGGTTCGCCTGCTGAGTAGGCGCGCCCGGCATGAGGTTCCGGGTTGGACGAGCGCCAAAAGGCGCAAGGACAGTCGCCATAGGACCTTGGATGTCCTGTCGGCGATAACCTTCCTTGCGCCAGGCTCAGAGGTTTCGCTGGTTTTCACCAGAGGCCCAAATCGCACGGATTCGGACCATTGAGGGGGTGGCTAGATCGAAACGCGCCGGCTGTCAAGCTTCTCCGAAGGAATTCTTTCGGGCAGGCCGGCTTCGAGCTGGACCGTGCCGCGCGGGACCGTGCCCTCGGGGGACGCCATGGCCTGCTCCAGCTTTTCGCGGCGCATCCGGCGGGCGTGATCCTCGGCCTCCTTGCGGGCCTCCTGGGTCAACCGCATCGGGCGGCAGAACAGCCGCTGGCCGAAACTGTCGATCGTCCGCCCCGTGAAGCCGGGCGGGCACATCTCCTTCAGCCATCGTCCCTTGGCCTCGACCGGCCGCCAGCCCTGCGCATAGGCGGCCACGATCTCGCTCGGATCGACCTCCTGGTTGAGCACCTTGATGGTGATCCACTGATAATCCCACTCGCGATCCACCAGCGTTGCGGGGATTTCCAGCAGGTTGGCGCCGCCATCGGTGCGCGGGCTGCGGGTCAGCAGGCTCGGGTCGATGTCGTCCGCATAGGGCCGGTCCGCGGGTCGGCCGCGGGTTTCTTGCGCGGGAGGCTCGTGCACGGCCTCCCGCGCCGCCTGGGCGATGATGTCCTGAGTGTCTTTCTGGCTGGGCACTGAAATTACCTCACGGCCGTAATGTCGCCGGTCGAAAGCAGCCCAGTCGGGCGGCCCGCGCGGCGATCGGTGACGAGCTTGGTCTGGTCGGCCAAGTAGGCATCCATCTTCACGTTGCCCTTCTTGTCCACATAGCCGGCGAATTTCGCAAAGGAGTGGATCTCGTCCTCGGTAACGCCCATCTCGCGCGCCAAATCGCCGGCCGTCATGGTTTTTGTTCCTCGGGTCTGGCTGCCGGGACCGCCCGCTCGGGACGGCGACGGCGCCATGGATGATGCGGGCGGCTCGCGCCTGGCGTCGCCGTTCGGCTTGCGGGCCTCGCCATAGAACGGTTTCGCTTCCGGAAATCTGGCACGGTAGAAATCATCGACGGCCCGGACGTATTCGCGCGAACCCTCGGGATGACCATCGGCCAAAGCGGCGAAGTGGCCGGCCTCAGCAACCCGGTAGGCCCGTGAGTCGCTACCCATTTCGGGATGCGCATCGAGCCAGCGTTGCGCCTCGGCGCTGGGGCCGCCAGTCTGACGCTCAGGCTCAGCCTCCCGTTTCGGGGCCGGCGCGGCCTTCTGCTGTTCTTTCCAGGTATCGAACTGCTGCTTCTGGATGTTGAGGTTTGCCAGCCGCGCGCGCGCATCGGCGTGGTCGTCCATCGCCTTGGAGAGCGCTGCCCGGTCGCCAGCTTCCTGCGCGGCAAACACCGCCTCCTTGGCGCGCTCGCTCGCCGACTGCGCGGCGGTGATCGAGGAGTTGAGGCTCGCTTCATGCGCCTGCAGCGCACGAGCCTCGGCCGTTGCCGTGCCGCTCTTGGCTTCGTCACGCTCGCGCGCGGCGCGTGTCGCCTCCTCGCGCAGCCGGGCATTCTCGGCATCACGCTCCGCCAGCCGGGCACGCGCCTCTTCGAGCGCCTCCTCAGGCGTCGGGCCGGTCTGTTCGTGTTCGGTCTCTGCGGGCGGCTGCAGATCGACATTCAGCGTGTCGCGCTTGGGCGGCTCTTTCGGCTGCCGCGTCGGCGGCTTGCCGTCCAGCGTGTCGAGAACGGTATCAACGTCAGACATCCGCTAATGCCCTTTCAAGCGCAATCTTATGCGTGTGGGAAATGACGCAGCGCCGCTCCAGCGAGCCGTTGCACATCCGATCAAGTCCGCGCAGGCGCTCCAATTCGGTCCGGGCCGCCGTCTTCAGCTCCAGCTCCGCCTTCACGGCTTCGGCTAAAGCGGCATGCGCTCCGCGATGGCCGGCGACATGACGGCTTTCGGCGAAGCAGTGGCCGAGGTGGTCGGCGAGCGTCACTCACACCACCATGTTGGGATCGGCGACCCGGCCGTAGATATCGGCCGCATAGACGAGCCGGCACGGCCACGCGCCGCGCATTTGCGGATAGTTCTTCAGGATCGCGCTCGTCACCGAACCGCGACCCTTGACGCTGATCTCGGCGGCATCCTGCGCGCGGTGAAACACCCAGTCACCGACCTTCGGCGGATTGCCGTTCCAGCCCGGATTGTCGCCCGTGAATGCCGTGTTGCCGAGCTTCAGAACCCGCACGCACTTGCCCTGGATCTTGTCCTCGGCGATCTGCGTCGGGTCGATGATCCCGCCTGCCGTGCGCTCGCCCCGCAGATAGACGCCGACCAGCACCTGCGAGCCGGCGATCTCCAGTTCGGAGATATCGCCGATCGTCATGTCCATGTCGTGCGCCGGATCGACCTCGGGCCGCGCGTCGTGCAGGCTCGTTACGTTTGCCGCTACGACCATTACCGCATCAACTCCGCTATTGCGTTGTTCACTTCGCGCTTCTGCTCGGACAGTTCCGCCAGCGCATCTCGGAAGGCCGAAATCCGGCCGACGCGGTGGCGGTAACCCGCATAGTCGTCCGCCACGCCTTCACCGAGCAGCCGCTCCTCATCCTCGATCTTGCGCTCGAACAGCGCCGTCAGCCGGGCAGCTAACTCAAATCCATCCATCACCGCGGCAGTTTCACCTCACCGTAACCGCCCGCCTTCTTCAGCTTCGTCGGGCCGGCCGTGTCATCGACCCGACCACCGTCCCGGCGATGCTTCGGCACCTTCATGTCAGCTTTCTCCAGCCGCCCCTCGCCGGAACCGGCGCCATACTTTTCCTTCACGGCACCGCCGCGCTTCAGCATTCCGGGCGGCCGGGCAACCGGCATGCCGCCACCCATCGGGGCGCCACCCATCGGCATTGCGGGCCGTGGCGGAACAATGCTGGGAGGCGCAGCCATGGGCGGAGCACCGGCGCCCGGCACGATACCGGCGCCCGGAGGCGGGGCCGGCCGATGCGCGACGATGACGTTGACCTGCGTGCCGCCCTTGCGGCCCTCAGTCCGGCCGCCATGGGCGCGACGCTTCGGCTTGTCCATCCGCATCTCGGGGACGCCGCCATGCACCGGACCGCCCGTCTTCAGCTTGGTCAGGGGCTCACCCTTGTGGTCGTGGCGCTCGTGGGCATGCACAGCCTTCGCGGCGATGCGCTTGTCCTCGGCGTCGTCCTTCACCGCGCCACCGGTCGCGTAGCCGTGCTTCTTCAGCATGTGCACGGCCTTCATGTGATCGGCGTGCTGAGAACTATGCGTGCGCATCAGCTACTTCCTTCTCACAACACCCGCGACCCGCCGCCCATCGGTTGCGGCTTGTGCAGGGTCTGGAATGCAATCCGGTGGTTCTCGGCCTGCCGGTCCGCCTCGGCGCGGCTTTGCTCGGCTGCCAGCCGCATTCGCTCGGTCTGCTGCCGCATTGTCTCGATCCGCTCCTTCGAGGCGCGATCTTCCTGATCCTGCTGCGCCCGCATCGCCATCTCGGCGGCCCGCAGGTGCATCTCGACCTCCTCGCTCGCCGCCTTGCGCTGCTGCTCCTGCTGCTTCTGTGCGATGCCGGCCATCACAGCCGGATCGGGCGGCGGGGCTTGCGGGCCGGCCTGCGGCGGGGCGAACATCGCCGGATCGACCGGAATGCCCAACGTGCGGAACACGTTGGTGATGACCCAATGCGGGTCAAGCACGCCCGGAAACGCCTGGCCGATCTGCACCATCGCGACCGAGTGCATGATGCGGACGATCTGGCTCGGCACGTTCGGATCAGAAGCCGGCACCAGGTCCAGGTCGGCGAACTCTTCGGCGGTCCACTCGCGCTGCGCCCGCTTGTTGCCCTTCGTGAGCGCCTGCGGGACCTCGGCGAACAGTTCCTGCAGCAGCCGGAACTCTTCGGCGTCGCTCGCGTGCAGGCCCTTGTAGACGCCCGCCATCACCTTGGTGGACTGCTCCACCATCGCGATCATGGTGCCGACCGGAATGTCCTGCCGCCCCTCGCTGGTCGGCAACTGCGCCATGCCGAGCAGCTGCTGCGAATTCTCCTCCAGCTTGGCCGTCAAGGCCATCAGGACCTGCGACGGTTCCTTGTAGGGGAGCGGCATCACGACATCGCCGATCTTCTGACCGCCCGTATCGACCTGCTTGCCGGAGCCCGGCGATACCCGCAAATCGTTGCTCTGTTGGCGTCCCGCCGTTTTGGAAATCAGGAACCCCGGGAAGTTGGCGAACTGGCCCGCGTCGATCAGCTCGTTCTGCAGCGCCGTCAGGGTCCGGGCGTTGTTGCCGCCCATGTGGGCGAAGCCGAGGTAGTAAAACCCGAGGCCCGGCACGAGCCCGTACATGACATAGCGCTGCCGCGCCGTCAGATCGGGGTCGCTCTCTTTCCAGTTGCGCCGGATCTCCAGCACCTTCCGGGACTCGCGGTCCATGGATACGCGATACGGCAGCGGGACTCCGGTCTGCTTGCCGTCCTCATCCTCATGCTCGAAGCTCGGCAGGTCGCGCAGCGTATAGGTTTCGTAGATTTCGTGCCGGTTGTCCTTCGGCCGGTCCGGCTCCGGGTTTCGGCCCTCGACCTCGGCGATCTTGAGATCCACCCGGCCAGGCTGCTCGACGGGGCGCGACAGGTCGCACTCGCGCCACCAGCCGGTCTTCTGCAGCCGCTTCACCTCGGAGGGCCACATCCAGATCCGCTCTGTGACCCGGTTGGCCGAACTCAGGTCCACCGCATCGGATGACACGATCAGGTTCTGTCCGCGCGTCCACCGGCTGATCGGGCTCTTGGTCGTGGGGTCGATGTAGACCTTGCGGAACTCCGTCCCGGTGAGTCCGGTCGAGGCCAGCATCCGAGACTTGTCGCGGTAGTAGCCGCGGTCCGTCGTGGTGAGCCAGTGATTCATGTCGAGTTCGAATTGCCGGGCGAGACTCATCTCGCCCGGCACCGGATTGGGATTGTCGTCCCGCACCTTGGCCGGCCCGGCCGCCGGCAGGAACTCACCGACCGCACCTGCCCAGAACCGCGTGTAGGCGTCCATGAGCAGGGGATGCTTGGCCTTCGAGATCGAGCCCTGCGGGTTCACCTCGCCGGACGGCGTTTCAAGCTTGATGCCCAGCAGGTCGATCACCTGCGTGAACACCGATTCCCACTCCTCGCGGTTTCGCAGATCGGACTCGATGCCCTCCATCAAGTCGCCGGCGATCACCGCCAGTTCGGACTCCTCTAGCTCCTCCGCCAGGTTGGCGTCGAAATCGCCGCGCAGATAGGCGGGCTGACGCTCCGGCGGAGGCTCTTCGCCGACTGAAACCGCGACCTCCGGCTCGTCGTCCGCGCCGCGGTCGAGCAGGGCTTGCTCTAGACCAAGCGGCCAGCGCTCGCCTACGCCGGTTTCAGGGAGGGTCGTGGCGGACATTCAGATGCGTTCGAGAGGCTCGATAATACGAAGTCCCTTACTGAGGTGGTAGAGCCGCGCATAAGCGGACCACTTCACCCCGTCATCGCCGACCTGGGCTAGTTCACGCCACACAATGACATGCGTTTCAGGCTTGATACCCAGCTCGCGGCGACGTGTTGTAATCTGCTCCAGGACATCGTGGGCCGCCTCCGGGGGTTCAGCTTTCTTTAGGCTCCTGAACGACTCATACGCGTGGGCAGGACCGCCTCCCTCCGTCTCGAAATACGCTCGCGCAGGCCCGATGACGGATTCGTATCCAGCCTCGATTTGTCCGTGCAGCCACTCAGTGGCTTCCTTGTGCGGGCTCACGGATTGAGCCGCGTCCGCTCGTCGTGCCCAAGCCCATGCTCGTGCGCCAGCGCAATCTCGCGCCGCACCCATTCCTTCAGGTGTGCAACCAATCCATGGTGGTCGCGGCTGACGGCCGGTGGAACGAGCGGCGGCAGAGGCGGGATGGGCGGGTGCGCCGGCTCCAACTCGTGAGCCACACCAGCCACTTCGTGCTCCGGTTCGTGGTTGGTAAATTGCAGACCTGTGGCTAGATCAGCGCCACCGGCCAAGCCTGCGTTCTCATGTTCCGATTGCATTGTCACTCTCCGTGGATTACGGCAACTTCAGTCCGATGCGCTGAACGCCGCGGTTCAGGAAGTTGTGGGGCGGTTCGCCTTGCATCGCCGGATGTGTCTGCTCGCATAATTTCGCAGCGATCCGATCGCGATCAGCGCAAATCGCAGCAACGCCGTATATTCGTTCGGCTGATACTCTTCGTCGTCACACGGCATAAATCGCCCCCACCGGCTTCCGGTAACGCGCCGCTTCCAGCTCATCCGCGTCGTATTCGCTGCGCGTCAGAGTCACGCCGTTGTCGCGCATCCAGTTCATCGCAAGCGTCAAACCGTCGACCAAATTGTCCTTCCCGCCGCGCGGAAACATCGCAACCTCGTCGATCACCATCTGGGCCCAGTCGGTCTCCGGCGCGTACATGACGCCGCCCTCGAACAGATGCTCGCACCGCCGTAGCCGCGATGCCTTGTCGCCCTTCACGTTCACGAGCAGCGTCACCCAGCGGCGCTCGCCGTACAGCCGCACAATCTCCTGCGCGACCGAAATACCCGGTCCCTTGTTCTCGATCACCAGCACGTCGACCTTGCGGTCCTCACACGTCTTCCCGACACGCGCCACCAGCTCCGAAATCGTGAGCCGCGCCTGCCAGGCATCCCGCAACATCACCCGCGGCCGTCCCGTCTCAGCCTCGGGATACGCACCCAGCACCACTAGCGCACTCGGGTCCGCATAGGTCTTCAGCGAAAACGCGCCGTCGAGCCCCGCCACCACCGTGCCGAAATCCGGAAACGCCGGCTTATCCCAAAGCCGCCACCACCGCGCATCGATGATCGAGCCGCCCCGCGGCATGGGCGATTGCTGGTACTGGCCGGCAAACGCATGACTGCCGATCCGGGCCTCCAAGGCCCGCAGGCTCTCCAGCGGCCAGACCTCAGGCCACAGCGGCTCATCTGCCCGGCCGGCCCGCTCCTCATCCGGCAACACATTCCCATCCGCATCACAGCCGCGCGGATCCTCAAACCCGATCGCCGTCGAGCAGTGCCGCTCCGGATCGTAGAGCGCCGTCAGGCAGAGCCACATCCACCCCGGCTGCGTCACGACGTGGCCCGACAGATCGTTGTCGGCTAGCCGCTGCATGACCAGGACCTCAACCCCGATCCGCGGATCATTCGACCGCGTGCTCCACACCTCGTCGTACTCGCGCAGCACCTGCTCGCGCATCAGCGACGACTCGACCTCGCTGATCTTGTGCGGGTCATCCAAAATCCGATACAGGCCGCCCTTGCCCAAACTCTCGGCAATGCCGCAGCTGATCCGCGACCCGCCCGCCGTCGTATCGAACTGGCCGAGATTGTCCTTGTCGCGGCTGATCTTGACCCGATGCCCCCACAACTTCTCGAACCACGGCGACCGCAATAGCCGCCTCGCCTTCAGGGCATCAAGCTCCGCCTTCTCGGCCGAATACGACCCGCACAGGAACTGCACGCCAGGGCCGACCAGTTGGTTGCCCTCATCCGGCTCCTGCGCCCACACCCAGCACGGCCACACAATCGAAATGATCGTGGTCTTACCGGACCGCGGCGGCACATTGATGAGCAGCTTCCGCACCTCACCACGAGTCACAGCTTCCAGGTGATTGCAGATCGCCTCAATGTGCCAGGAATCCACAAACGGAACCGGCTCGATCTGCTCCCAGGCCGCCTTCAGGAACTCATACAGGCTCCGCTCATACATGGCCCGCTGCAGCGCCGGCAGCAGATCCGTGACCGGATCAAGCGCCTCCGTACCGCGCAGGCGCGATTCCAGCGATGGACGGGAAAGGGCAGCCACAAGCTATCTCTCAGCCTCGAACCAAGTTAGGGCGGCGTGAGCCGTAGCAATCCAAAAGAACCACAAAGGTTGCTGCGGTCCGCCGACGTGCAGTCTTCCTGCCGGCGTATCGACAACCTGCGGATTGCAGCAGGTCACCTCAAGCAATGGATCGTAGCCCGCCTGCCGGCATAGACGCTCTGCAAGCCGCCTTTCACGGTCAGCGCGCGCTTCCATACTCACTGCCGCGTTCCACCCTCAGCCGCCGATACCATCACGCCACGCTGCCGGATCGCCGCCCGACGGCGCGCTACCTCGATCTTCGGATCCGCCGCGCTCCGCTCATCCAAGTCAGCCTGCCCACGCGCACTCAGCATCGCCGCATCAGCGTTCGCCGCCAACTCAGCCGCCATCTCACTCACGAGCACCGCGCAGACCTGCGTGCAGTCCACCCGCAGCGCGGCACCACAGTCATCCTCGACCAGCGCGTCAGGCCCGGCATACAGCGCCAGCCGTGCCGCCACGGCCCGCTCCGCACTCCGGAAGCGCAGCACCATGCGGCCCTGGTCGCCACGCAGCACCACGACCATGGGCCAGAGGTTTAGCGGCGAAGGCTGGGAGGCGCCGTTGGGTTGGGTCACGACACATCACCGAACAGTAGGATCTGCCAAAGCCCAATGATGGCTTGAGGCAGGTAAACCACCACCAAGCCGATCATCGGAATCAGCATGACGGCTATCAGCGCCAAGCAGACGCTGATGACCGCCTTGAACCAAAACGGCGCAGGCTCCTCGTTCGAGAATGGCCATGCGCCAAAGAGCCCGTGCGACCGCAACGTGTAGGGAAGCGGCTCAAAGCGCATTGCTTCTCGATCCGTCGTAGGCAATTCGGTCATCCGCTATGCTGTCCTTGCAGTGCCGATATGAGGGGCGTTTCTGGAAATTTTTGGATTTGGGAGAGGTGGCTTAGAGACATTTCGCTGACCACCACGGCCTCCCCCCACCACCCCCGCCCGGTCCCTGGGAGGCCCCAATTCAGGCGGCTGCCTCATGTAAAGGCGGCAGCTGCATTGTCGCATAATGTGTAGTATGGAAAGTCGCGCACAGTAACCGCAAAGCACAGATCATGTTGCCAGCACGGTCACGCGCCTGTCAAGCGTGGATACTTGCAAACGCCAATACTCAGAGCCGCCCGCCGCCGCGCGAATACTTGTGTCACGGCTTTACCGGTGCCTCGGCCTGGCCCTCGATCACCACCGCCTCGGCTGCCTCCTGGGCCTGCTCGGGGGGAAGCTCGATGGCACCACGCTCCACCGCTTTGAGGATCACCCGCAGCTCTTCGAGCGATAGGCGGCTCAGGTCCAGCTTGTAGCGCTGCTCCTCGCCGACATCCGGCTCACGCTTGCCCCAGGCGCGCATCAACACAGCCTCGGCGGCCACCACGCGGACGCGGCCGTCCTCGTTGGGGTCTTTGAACGTGGCAATGAGAGCCCTGACAGCCTCTACGCTCTCAGCGCGAGCCAGCCGCGTGACTTCCCGGAATCTCGCGCTGGCACGGCCGCCGGGATTACCGCTCTGGCCTGGTTGCCAAGGCCTGATCTTGCCGCCGCCATGGGACGGGACGCGCGCGACGACATCATCTGAGACCGCACTGGCGGACATTTACACCCCATCCCCCGCTTGCGCATCGAGAAAGGCCATTAAATTGGTGGTCGCAGCGGCGCAGTCCCGGCACCAACCGCAAGCGACTTCGCCTGGCTGCAAATGATCCACACGCAGCTGGATTGGCTGCCGACATCCCATACAGGGATGATCGCGAAACACGTGTGAAGGATCGACCGCAAACAACTCAAATCCCCTGCACAATTGCGCGCCCCAACGACGTCCGCGTCTCGCGCCCGAACATGGTCAGCAGCACAATTACCCGTTCATTATCAGACATTTGGCAAATCCCCATTACGTCCGCGAACGGACCATCGAGCACCTTGACCGCATCACCAGGCCTCAACAACGGGAACGCCGCAGCTCTTTCGTCGATCACGCCATCGCCGGCACGTCCGCGAGCCTGCAGAGCCTCGACATAGCCGACCGGCAGCGGGATTGGCCGGTTGTTGGCGGAGCTGATCACGCGGCGCACGCCTTCGGCGTACCAAGCTCGCGAGATTTCGTCGACCGATGGGTTGCAGGCGAAGAACACGTAGGACCGGAACATCGGCCGGATCGCGGCGCCGCGCTGGTAATCGACGAACAGCGGGAGCCAAGCCCGGAGCGGCTTGCGGCCTTTGGTGGCGGAACTGAGATCGGCAAGCGCGGTGAATTCGGAGTGCGGTTTAGTATTGGCGCAGAACCACCGGTCGTCCTCGGGTAGCGCGCTATAGCATCCGCACTCGGGTTGCAGCGGGGCTGCACGGCCGAGCTGGGCAGCGTATGCGGCAGCAACCCGGGCCGTGTCAAGCCACCGCCCATATTTCTGCGCATTTTCCTGTTGACGCCTCATTATCGACAGTCCTATATTTGCGGACGTGACGAGTTGCCCGCGCCTCGGGGATCAGGGGCGGAGACGAGAGATGACCAACCACCCCAATCGCAGCCAGTCCGAGCCCGTCGCGATCGTGCAGACCCGGCACTACTACGGCCCGCGCGCTGAGCGCAGCCTGGTCAAGGGTGACGACGGCCGCGGCCTGATCTTTTCGCGCCGCGCGGAGGCTCAGGCATGGATCGACGACACTGAGCAGCACGTCTACCGGCTGTCCCACGGCGAGCACGGGGCGCCCGACTATCGCATCCGCGCAGTAGGCGATCTGCCCGAGTATCTGCGCGGGCAACTCTGACCGCGCGGAAGCAGGAGCTGGCGAAAATGAACAGTCGCATGAACCGTATACACGTATGCACCTTCCGGGACTCGCGGGATGGTAAAATTTACCGCATCGAATTCCCCACCTCGGGAGAGGCCGACGCGTGGGACGAGGGTCGGCTGAAATGGCCCGCCGGGACAAGCTACGCGGCCGAGACAATGCCGCACGCTGTCGACAAGGAGTGGTCCAGCATCCCCCGAGATTACAATCCCACGTGCCGAGGTAGGTCGCGAT